GGCCATTTAATTCTAAACTCTGTATTCTCTTCGAGATCTTTCTCCATTATCTGTATACGAGTGTCTGCAACATTGAGACGTTCTATGATTTGAAAATAGCCCATGGTGCCGAGAGCGACGATGACGATCAACGAAGCTACCGTCTTCATAGGCATCTGCACAGCGACTTCTTCTCCGATGTTAAGTGGTTTCTTTGACATTATGCTCCGTTAAATAAATCTTCTGGAGAAACTTTCTTTTGTTTTTTTCTACCCATATACCAATCACCTGGTTCATAGTCCCATTTTTTACCGTGATGACCTCTTACGTCCGCCCACCACATTCTTAATTTAACAACCCATTTAAAAAATTTACTTGGTCTAGCCATTATTTAGGTGTGCTCCAGTTCACTGGTTTTTTCTTTGGTAGTATAACTTTATCTATTTCTTCCATTTCTTTTGTCATTTCTTTTATTTCTTGTCTATCAGCTTTTTCTTTTATTTTCAAATTCTTTACGTATGTATCATGATCAGGTCTTAATTTATTGTATTTTTTCCATGCTGCTTTAGCTTGTTTACCTATTTTACCTTCAAAAGGACACGGTGTGCCTGCTTGTTCCATAGCTTCAAACACTCTTTCATCTTGGCAAAGTATCGCTACAGCTGCAACTTTCATACCTAATGTATTTAATTCTCTTGATAATTTTATTCTTTCACAATTCTTATCTCTAAAAGATTTACCACCAGATACACCAAGTCCAAAAGTTTGAACACCTGCTGATGCGCCTGACAAACAAACATCAGATCCGCTGTTTGTCACTGTAGGTGCTGATGCTGTAGGTGGTGCTGATCTTATATTTGATGTAGAATTATTTGTCGTTGTGGTATTATTTGAGCTACCACTTTGATAAGTATTTGTCGCTGAACTTGTATAACCACCAGTGATTGACGTATTAGATCCAGATGTATTGTTTTGAGTTGTGTTAGGGTAAGCTGGTGTAACACAAAATGCTAGTGAACATAATAATACAATTAATGCTCCTGTAAAATAATAGTTCACCCTACAACCCTCCATTATACTACCAATAATACTGCTATTAAAACTATTGCAATTTTAAAAATATGGTAACTCCATAAACTTCTAACCTCGTCAACAAGTTTATTTCCGTGTTGTTTTACTTTATCAATCATTTTTCTTTTCCTCCATTTCGTAGAAAAAATTGTCGGTGTCTTCTGTTTTCCATTTACCGGAATTTTCTACGTTCCATTCTGATGTTTGCACTTTCCAGTCAGGAATATTATCTTTCACAGTGAAAGAAGGTAAATCCCATATACATCTATTATTAGGTTGTGCTGCATAATTACCATCATCTAAAGCAATTATGTGTGCGCACTTATGCTCGTGCGGTATTTCAGAATGTTCGACGTCAAGTATATTAGACTCTGGATGTGCAAAGTCAACAGTAAATAAATATTCTCCGTGATGCCACTTCTTATCTTTACCGATGTACTTACCTGATGTACCGCCTAGAATATCCCAAATATGAACAGAAGGATAATAGCTAAAACAATTCCATAACTGAAGTTCATCAAGTCTACGTTTCGGAACATCTTCCGGTCTAAAACCTCTCTGTATGAAGGCAGATATCGGGAGACGATAAAAGACAGCGCCGTTCTCCATAATCGCATGGAATAAAATAGCGTGACCTGCAATAGAGCTAAGACCAAAGATAATGCAGTCTTCAACTTCTCCGTGATGTTTTTTAAGATCATATAAATATTCTCTTCTTATTTGTGCATACTCTACTGGTATGTTTGCATTTAGATAAGACATAAATCCTCACTTTATTTCTCCCCAGTTTTTACCAGATTCGTAATCTACTTTATTTGGTATCTCTAAATCAACTGCGTTTTCCATAATATCTTTTATTTTAGCAGCTTCAAGAGGATTAATAACAGATATATCAAGTTCATCATGTATTTGTATATGCGGTGTAATACCCTCTTTGTGTAATTCTAACATAGCTTTCTTAGTCATGTCAGCAGCAGATCCCTGAATCAATTTATTTAAAGCTTTATATGTATAAGCACGCTTGATACTTGCTCCATATTCCTGCCTTGCCTGATCAAAGGGTAATGCTTTGTGCACACCAAAATGATTTGGTTCCCATAAATGAAAACGACAAAGTCTACCAAGTAAAGTTCTTATCTGTCCACGTTGCTGTGCTCTGTTTGATACAGAGTTCATCAAAGTTTTTACAAACGGAACTCTATCATGATAAATTTTAAATAGCTCATCAGCTTTATCTTTTGATACACCTAGCTCTGCTTGAAGTTTAGCTTTACCCATACCATAAAAAAGTCCAAGGTTAATTGTTTTAGCTTGTGATCTTGGTATGTCTGCCATCTTTGCAACGATGGTATGAAAATCTGCATTACCATCTTCGTAAGAATCTTTTACACCAAAGACACTTGTATCTTGATCAAGAGATGCATAATGAACAACCAACCTTGGTTCTTGTTGACTGTAGTCAAAGCATCCCCACTCGCAGCCAGACTCGGGTATAAAGAGGGATCTAATCAAAGGACCCAAGTCTTTATTACGAGCAGGAATTTGTTGTAGATTAGGATTAGAATAACTGAACCTACCAGTTACAGTCCCTCCAGTATCCGATCTAATTTGGTTAATATCAGCATGTATTCTACCATTATGTTCATGTTTTATAATAGTATCTATAAATGTTGTATGTGCCTTGTTTATTTCTCTAGCTTTTGATATACACTGCACTAAAGGATGTTTATGAGTAGAAAGAAAGTTTTTTGTAAATGAAGGAGCCTGTGTTTTTAACGTTCGCTCGTACGGTAAGTTCAACTTATCAAAAACTTTTGCAATGGATCTTGCTGCCCATATTTGAGTATCTATTCCTGTTTCTTTTTCTACTTGTTTCAGGAGTTCTTTTTCTTCTGATGCTAACTGGTTCTTTAATTTATGAGCTTTTGCAACGTCCACTCTCACCCCAAGAAATCGCATATCGACCAGACAAGGAAACAAATCTGTCTCAAGATTAAATATTGCTTCTAAGTCTTGATCTAATATTTCTTTTTGCATAACTTTCCATAAACCTAAAGTTAACTCTGCATCACGTTCAGCATAATTACCAACATACATAGCAGGCAATCTCCACATATCAGCTTTAGGATCAACACCCCATTCTTTTGCAGCGTTAGTTAGTTCTGTTTCATTTTTACCATGACCTAAATAATCCCAACCTAAAGATCCAAGATCATATCTAAATCTATTTTCATTTACTAAAGATGCAGCAATCATAGTATCAACTATGGTTCCATTAATTTTAATACCCATAGATCTAATCCAACAAACATCGTACATTGCATTGTGAAAAATTTTTGTTGAGGTTGTTTTACAAATGTCTGTAAACCATTGAATTACTTTACTTTTTTCTAGGTTGCCACCACCTTCATGATCAAATGGAAAATACCCTGAATAACCATCTGTTGCAACTGCAATACCTACAACTTTACCTTTACCAACAACAGAACCCGATCCCATAGTTTTTAATTCTGGGTCATGTGTTTCTAAGTCAATTGCAATCTCTTCACAAAATCTTAGATCAGGAAATTCTGTAGGTTTAACCCATTCTGTTTGTGCATTAAAAATCATTTGTAATCTCTTTCAATTATCATTTCTATAAAATGTATCGCTTTCAATAAATCTTCTTTTCCATTTTTATCACGGTGTCGAATTATATATTTTATAGCACAACCTTCAGGATATAGCAATTCATTCTCTACTACAAACTTACTTGGCTGTATTTTATATTTTTGATAATGTGATCCTCCGTGTTGTTTATCCCATACATCACTCATATCTTAAACTCCTTTGATTTGTTTTGTGATTTAATTAAGTATAAATTTTTCATACTTCTTGTTATACCTACATACCAAACTCTATATTCTTCATCTTGTTTAGCTGCAGATTTTTTTGCGCCTTTTAGTGTGTTTGATGTATGATTCAAAAACAATATTACGTTTGTTGCTTCACCACCTTTAGCTCCATGTATTGTTGATACTTTTATTCTTGCTTCTTTCGTTGGATCTTCTCCATTTAATAATAACAATTGCATATAAGTTATTTGACTCTCTGGTAATTTATCAAATGCATCATACCATTTAAGAGATAGATTCATTGGTCCTTTTATTCTTTCTTTTATTCTCTGTATTTGTATATCAGGTATTGTTATTTTCTTTTGTAAAGAGGACCAGTGTTGAATATCTTCATATAAACTTTTACCAATACTATTACCTTGTGCTGTGTTAAAAAATAAACCTTTCTTTTTTAAATATGTTGGGACAGATTTTAATAATGATTTTGTTCTAGTTAATATTAACCAATCTCCTGTTGACATATCTATGTCTGATAATCTGTATTTTTCAAAAATTTCTCCAGTTTCAGACTTTGGAAAATATTCTTTGTCAATCCTATTTTCTTCTATTCTAGTGATGACATTTAACGCAACTTCTTGTATAATACTTGGCACTCTTTCTGACTGTTTTAGTGGTATCTCTTTTGCATCGTAATTTATAAATGAATCTACATCTGCACCAGCCCAACCAAATATTGCTTGGTCATCATCACCTGCAACCCATACATCACAATTAGTATCTTTCTCTATCTTATTTATCATAGCCCACTGTATCAGTGATAAATCTTGTGCCTCATCTACAAATATCACATCAAAATCTGGTGTAACATTTTTGTCTAAAAATTTTTGTATCATGTCAGTAAAATCAATCAAACCATATACATCTTTGTAACTTTTAATTTCTTTTTCAATGGCGTCTAGTTTATCTCTTTCTATTTTTGATAGGTGTTCATTAAGATCTAGTTGATCCATGACAGATATTTGTTTGACTCTAGCTAGGTTTATTAAACTTAAATACTCACTATCAGATGAAAATATACCATTCCAATTGTTTGTCTCATACGATGCATATTTAATTTGTATACCGCAAGTCTCACCAATAACTTTGTAGTTTAAATCTTGCATAACATTTTCTTCTTTAAGTCCTAAAGTATTAAAAGCTAGAGAGTGTAATGTTTGAAAATATTTAATATCTTTTTTTGTAAGTTCTGTTTTAACTTTTAAAAATCTATCTCTTGCCTCACCTGCAGCTTTACGCGTAAATGCAAAATATCCTATCTTCTTTAATGGTGTGCCTTTGTCTACATATCTTTGCACTTCATTTAATAATCTTCTAGTTTTACCTGTGCCTGGTGGTCCTACAACTTTATATCTCATTAATAATTACTCTCTTTTCTTTCTACTGGTTTGTATTCTATTTTATCTATGTGTAATTGTTTTACTCTACACACTTTCATTGTTTTACCATCAACATTAAGAGAGTGATTAAACTCTACCTCACATTTGTCTTTTAGTTTTTGTGCAATACGTTCTTCTGGTATTTTCCAACTTGCACCCAAGTGATCTATAAAAGATGTAAATTTAAAATAGTGGTGACCATCTTCTGTCAAACAAGATCCACTATTAATCTGTATTCTTTTCTTAGCCCTTGGTCCATTAACACAATATTGAAACAATTCTTCTTTTAATCTATCTTCTATTTGTGTGCCTGCAGGTGGTGTTATCTTTACAGAGTTTTTTCTAAACTCTGTTAGTTTTGCTCTAAAGTCTTTTGGTTTTAATGGCTCGTGATAAATCCCTGTCTGTTCCCATATTAAATCTAACAACTCCGTTTGTTTTGTTATTAGTCGCCTGTTGCTTGCTACAACACCAGCTTTAGTGCCATCAGGTAAAGCTACGTTAAATCTATATTCTGGTTCTGCATACATAATAATCTCGAAGTCTGTAATGTCTGGAAACATAGTAATGCTGTCTGACTTAACACCAAAAGGTCTAGAATAACAAAGACTACGCATACATTTACTATGTATTGGGTCTTCATAACAAGTATGACCTGCAGTATCTTTTTTCCATGCAGCTATTTTTAAATCTAATTTTGATTTGTCCCAGGGTGTCTCTAAGTAATTATAGTTTGCATTTGCAACATGATCAGGCCATTTATCTTTGTATTTCTTTTTAGCAAAGACCATGTAGTTGTACATAAATCTATCTCTACCATCATCTAATTTT